CTTTGTTAAAAAGCTATATCGTTCTCTTAAAGTACCTTCTTCTAGACTGGATCCAGAAGACTCATTTAAGGATGGTACAGAGATATTAAGAGAAGAATTAAAATTCGCTAAATTTGTTGTTAGACAGCAGCAAAGATTTGCAGCGAGTCTCAAGAAAGGTTTTATCATACATCTTAAGTTAAAAGGATTTTGGGAACAGTATGAATTAAATCAGAATAATTTAGAAGTTGAATTCAATGTACCTACTAACTTTTACGAAATGCGTGAAAGTCAAAGACTGGAACTTAAACAAAAGACCTACTCTAGCTTTGCAGGAGACGAATTTATATCAGCAACATTTGCGCAGAAAAAATATCTTGGTTGGAAGGATCGCGATATTCTTGCTAATAGAGAATTTTTACGCAAAGATGCAGAATTCCAATGGGAGTTACAGCAAATTAGTGCAAGTGGACCTGCATGGAAAGAAACTATGATAGCTGGAGGACTTGGCGCTGGTGAGGATGCTGCTGGTGCAGAAGATATGGCAGGAGGAGCTGATGCAGGTTCTGGCTTACCACCTGACTTTGGTGATGGTGCAGCAGATACATCTGGTGCTGGTGCTGAAGCTATACCAGAAGTTCCAGCTGAGCCTGCAGAAACTTCTGCACCTCCTCCAGCTTGATAGTGATGTAAGCTATAAATACTTACATGGCATTAGTATGTGAAGTAAAACCTGTATCTGCTTTCTTATCTACGAATTTAAGTAATAAGATTGAATCTTTTCAGCAGTTAGGTGATAGAATAAAGAGATCTTTAGGTTGGCCCTTAATCTCTCTTGAAATACATCAAGATCAACTATTTGAAAATATTCAGATAGCTATTGAAATGTTCTCTAAATATGCAGGTTATACTCAAGAGTTTTTAATTTTTGATTCACAGCTATACGAAAAAAATAAAGGTATTCGACTTGATCATTTATTTACTGTCTCAAACTCTTCTTATACTCAAGCACAAAAACTAGCACAATCTCCACCTAGCCCTAGTATGGGATTTACAGCTGAAACACCTAGTGCTGTATATGTTGTAACAACCGAAGTACCTACATCGGTTTTTGCATCATCTTCTTCTTTATCAAGCGTATTTACTATTAATATGGATGCGTTTGATATTATAGATCAAACTATATATAGTAGTATTACAAGTTTTAATACAAGTTTATCTACCTACTTTACACCAACTAAGCAGAGAGTATTAACCAAACAAAGTGAACCAACAACAGTAACCACATTTAATAATGCCTTCGATTATGATATAATGGATTATAGAAAAGTTATTGATGTGGCTGAATTTGAAGAAGGTTCATCTAATGGAGTTAATACACTATTTACACTTGAACAGACACTAGCGCAACAAACTTATTTTAGTTATGCTTTAGGTAATTTTGGATTTGATTTAGTATCTTGGTATACTGTTAAGGAGTTTATTGATACCCGTGAGAAAATGCTAGCGACTAGAAAAGATCTTAGCTTTGATCCGCGGACTCAATATATGCAAATGTATCCTCAACCTAATGTAAGTCGTTTTTATGGTGTCATAACTTGTTACGTAGAGCGACCTATTAGAGACTTAATTAAAGAGCAATGGGTATATAAATATGCATCTGCTCTATGTAAGATAGTAATTGGTCGAGTTAGAGGTAAGTTCACTGGCGTTTCACTACTTGGCGGCGGTACTCTTAACACGGATTTATTAAATGAAGGTATAACTGAAAGAGACATACTTGAGAAGATGTTATTAGAAGGAGCTTCTCCTGGAATGGGCGATACAGATCCAACGCTATTCTTCGTCGGATGAATAATATACCTAATAATCCAAAGTATAAGCAAGGTATTTATAACCCTAAATATCCTAATAAATTAATAGGATCTAAGGCTATATATCGCTCTGGTCTAGAATTAAAGTTCTTTAGATTTTGTGACTTTAATCCTAATATAATTCAATGGGGAAGTGAAAACGTAATAATACCGTACATAAGCCCTGTAGATGGTAAAATGCATCGGTATTATGTTGATAATTATGTTGCGATACGTGAAGGTACTGAGATAAAAAAATATCTTATAGAAATAAAACCCTTTAAACAAACATTACCCCCTACTACTAAGTATAGAAAAAAACAGCACTTAGTATATGATCAAGCTCAATATATAGTAAATCAAGCAAAGTGGGAAAGTGCCAATGAATATTGTAAGAAGAATAAGCTTAATTTTCTTATACTAACTGAAAAAGAGTTAAAAAATTGATACTACAACTCTATTAAATAAAACCTTTAAAAAGACATTAAAAGATATAAATATAATATATGTCCTTAAAACTTAACCTTCTCGTTGAAAAGCCCGCTTTAGAAGACAATTTCGAATACATACTTGAAGAAACAAATCGCAATACGCCATCTACATTATATATAAAGGGACCATATATGATGGCCGAGGGAGTTAATAAGAATAAAAGACTCTACCCTATTGACGAGTTGAGAGGTGAAGTTAAGAGATATAATGAGGAAATGATCATACCAGGCCGCGCAATGGGTGAGCTTAATCATCCTGCTACTGCTGATGTTGATCTAGAAAGAGCTTGTCATATTGTTACAGAACTATATGAACAAGATAATGTATTTTTTGGTAAGTCTAAAGTTTTAACTACTCCATGTGGACAAATAGTAAGATCTTTAATTAATGATGGTGTAAAGGTAGGTATGTCTTCTAGAGCATTAGGTACTCTAGAAGAATCAAGAGGACATAACGTTGTACGTAACATGAGACTTGTTGCTGTTGATTGTGTTGCTGATCCATCTTTTCCTAAAGCATTTGTTAACGGTATTCTTGAATCTAAGCAATGGGTATTAGCTGATAGTGGTAAGTATGAAGAAGCTTATGATAAATTTGAACAGAGTATCTCAAAATTACCTATGAAGGATGCTGACATATATCTTAAAGAGCAAATTTTAAAATTTATCCGTAATTTTTAGAAAGCATAGAGTATAAACCGATAATAGAGTATAAATAAATATATGGCTAAACTTAAAAAAAATAAAAAACCTACTAAGGTGATTGCCAAAAAGAAGGCACCTGTAAAAGGAAAGGCTAAAATAAATCCGAAGGCTGATCTTAATAAAGATTCTAAAATTTCTAAGTATGAAGGTAAGCGAGCAGCTGCTATAGAGAAAGGTAAAAAGAAAGCCTTAAAAGAATCAGCTGATATAGCTAACTTTATTTACGCGCTTTCGACAAAAAATTATGCTCAAGCTAATAAATATTTAGTACAGGCTGTCGAAAGTAAAATCACCAATAGAATCGATCAAGCCATTAACACCCCTTTATTCTAGTATGAAAATAACAAACATGTTAACAGATGATGTCAAACAGATTCTTAGTGAAGAATCTATTAATGCAATTCAAACTGCTTTTCAATCTAAAACAGACCTTCTTGTTGAAGCTGCTTTAGTTGAGCAAGATACTCTTTATGCTGAGAAGCTAGAGCAATTAATGACTGCTATTGATGTTGATCATACTAAGAAGTTAAGAAAAGTAGTAGAGGCTGTTGATCGTTCTAATGCTAAAAAGCTTTTAAAAGTTGTTAACAGATATGAAGCAGAAATTAATGGTAAAGCTAAGGAATTTAAAACTGCTATTATTGAATCGATTTCTAGTTACTTAGAAGAATATATTGATGAAGCTATTCCTGCAGAAGCTATTTTAGAAGCTACTAAGAATCGTACAGCAACTACTGTTCTCCACAACTTAAGAAAAGTCCTTGCTGTTGATTCAGCTCTTATGAGTGAATCAGTTAAAGGTGCTGTAGTAGATGGTAAGAATCAAATTACTGAGTTGAGTAATAAAGTTGCGAAACTTACTGCTGAAAATAATATTATAAAAGAAAATTATAATAAAGTTAAAGCTAACTTAATACTTGAGAATAAAACAAGCCATCTTACAGCTAAAAAGAAAGATTATCTCAAGAAAGTCCTTGGAGATAAGAGTCCTAAATTTATTGAAGAAAACTTTGATTATACTTTAAGATTATTTGAAAGAAAAGATCAAGATAGAATAAATATGATAAAGGAAGAAGCGTTTGATAATCGGAAGGTTAAAGCAGATGCTCCACAAGAAATACAACAAGAATCAACAGTACGATATAACCCGTATGTTGATGAACTACAACGCTTTAAATAACAATTTACCCTGAATAATGAGGTGGAAACACCTGAGTATCTTGAAATTAGAAAAATATTTCTCATTTCATGAGGTCGAAAAGAAAGGAAATAATAAATAAACATATGAATAAACCTCAATCATTTATAGATAGAAACAGAGCTTCTCGCCTACTCGAAAAGTGGGCTCCAGTTCTTGATTTTAAATCTGATTCCATTAAGGAAATTAAAGACGAACATACTCGCTTGAACACAGCTGTACTTCTTGAGAACCAAGAACAATATTGCTTTGAACAATCTGGTAACACTTCTGCCTTAGGCGGTAATGCTGGAGATTCTCCTCGGAGTTTCTCTTCAACTGATAATTACGCTTCTGGTGACTCTCGTCTACCTAAGATCCTTATTCCAATGATCCGTCGTACGTTCCCCGAACTCATCTCGAATGAAATCGTCGGTGTTCAGCCTATGTCTGGTCCAGTCGGTCTTGCTTTTGCCTTGCGCTATAAGTAT